ATAATATAACCGCATTTTTCAAAGACGAAGATTTTGGTGGTGGTGGATCCAGAGCAAAGCAAGCAGATAATACAGGTCCAACAGAATCAGGATGTGCTTATTATTGCTCTTTAATATTTAATGTAGTAAAAAAGGAATTAACAAAATCACATTGTACTACTGCTAATTTAAGAGAAGCATCCAAATATGTTAAAGCATCCTCTTCATTAACTCATTTTTTAAAAAATGGACCAGAAGATTGGCACGAAGATAATGTTTATATGAATACAGCAAATGCAGTTTATAAAAAATTTAAAAATAAACTTACTGGTACCGTTTATTGCCATAGAAAATCACCATTTATGGATAAGTTATATGAAGTATTTAAAGAAGCAAAAAAGTTAGATGAAAAAGAAGATAAATTAGCACCAGGGTCATTTAGTGCTGACAAATGGAATCCAGGAGATATATGGTTAACAAATTTTAGTCCTGAAGAAGAACCATTAAAAAATTGTAGAAACCTTCCACAATTAAAAAGGTGTGTATTAGAATATGCAGGTGCTAGCAAAAACAAAAAGAAGACCGTTTTATTAGCAGTATCATTAAAGAAACCTGGTAGTACAAAAAAAGCAGGTATAAAAGAATTTAATACAGCAGATAGAACAAATTATTTAGAGGGAGAAGTTAGTTATGATGGTTTCTCTTTTGGTAAAACAGGAGATTTTTTTTCTTCAAATGATATTTACTTATATATGGGTGGTAAAGAGGTTCAATTTAGAGCATTTAATACTACAACAGGTTGGCAAGGAAATATTATAGGTACAGGTGCTTTAGGTGGAAAAATTGGTGGTGGTAATATAGATTTTTATTTAAAAGTTGCAAAGTTAAAATCAATAATGTACAATGGTAGTGAGAAAACAACTGGTCTATTAAAAAAAGATGACTATGAATTATTGTTTAACTTATATAAAAAATATTATAAGAAACAAAAAAACAAACCACCTGTGGATTTAATTACAGAATATGCACAATTTGAAAAGGAAAGAAAGAAGAAAAGTAATCACTTTGCTTGGCAAAAATTAATGGGTATGAATTTAGTAGATAGATTAGAGTCAGCACAAAAGAAAAAAGCAGATGTGGTTGCTACAGAAATAATCAGATATGCTGCCTCAAATACAGATTTATCATCTTATTTTATTAAGATATTATAGTTATAAATAGTAGTATGATTTGTTAATGGAAAAGTGATGATTATATTAATGGATAAATTGGAGAATAAATGTTTAGTTTTAAGGGTTTCATTACCTCAAATAAGAATACGCACCTAGAACACCTAGAAGACGATATAATAAATCGTGGTTCAGCAGGTGGAGAAAATGCAATAAATTTTTTAAAGTCAGTAAGAAATATGCTGGCTGGTTCTGCTAGCGGACGAGTTAATATGTCTGTTAAATGGGACGGCGCTCCTGCCATAATCTGTGGCACAAATCCTGAGAACGGCAAATTTTTTGTCGGTACAAAATCAGTCTTCAATAAAACACCAAAAATCAATTACACACCTGGCGATATAAGCAGAAATCACTCTGGTCCTGTTGCAATGAAATTAATGGCGTGTTTAAGAGATTTAAAAAGATTAGGTATTAGAGGTGTCTATCAAGGTGATTTGTTATTTACAAAAGGTGATTTAAAAGCGGCAAGTATAGATGGTCAAAAGATGATAACTTTTACACCTAACACTATAACATATGCAGTACCAGTAAACTCAAAATTAGGTAGAAGAATATCCAGAGCAAGAATAGGAATTGTATTTCATACTTTCTATTCAGGTAAAGATATGAAATCTTTATCTGCTGGGTTTGGAACAATAAGAGGTAAGTCAGGATCAACGGCAGTTTATTTAGCGAGTGCAGGTTATACTGATACATCTGGATCATCTACATTTACAGCAGGAGAACTTGCTAGATTTGATGGACTAATAAGAATGGCACAAGGGTCTTTAATTAAGGCAGGTCCATTATTAAATCAGATGAAATCAAACGATAGTCTATCAGTAGGGTTTAGATTAAAAGCATTCTTCAATCATTACATTAGAAACACACAAGGACATATGGGTAAGGTTAAAACTTTACAAGATATGTTTAGAGAATATTACGAACAAATTTTAAGAGCAGAAATTAGTGCTAGAAAAACTGAAAAAGGTAAACAGAAATATAAAGAGGCATTAGAAACAAATTTAAAATTTATAGATAGAAATAGAACAGCATTATATTTTGCTATTGCCTCTCACGTGAGTTTAGCAAATGCAAAGAATTTTTTAATACAAAAACTATCACAGATACAATCAATAGGACATTTTATTAGAACACCTAATGGTTATAGAGTAACTAATCCAGAAGGATTTGTTGCAGTAGATAGAAAAGCAGGTGCAGTTAAACTTGTAGATAGATTAGAGTTTAGTAGAGCAAACTTTACTATTGCTAAAGATTGGGTAAAAGGATAATGAAAAGTTTTAAAGATTATATATTTGAGGCAATGGGTAGAAAAAGAATCATTATGATTGGTGGACCTGGATCAGGTAAATCTACTTACTCGGAAATTATAACAAAGAAACTTGACATACCACACATATATACTGGTGATATGATGAGAAAGTTAGCAAAGACTAACGATCAAGTAAAAGATTTATTAGCAAAAGGTAAATTTGCGCCTACTGATATTGTTATTAATGCTGTATTAGATAGATTAGAAAAACCAGACGCACAAAAAGGTTATATCTTTGATGGTTTTCCTAGAAACATTGAACAGGCAAAAGCAATGGAAGAAAAAGGTATTAAATATGACTATGTTATTTACCTTGATGTATCGGAAGAAGAAGTAATTAAAAGATTAACTGCTAGAGGTAGAGCAGATGATAAACCAGAAATTATAAAAACTAGATTGAAAGTATTTGAAAAAGAAACAGCACCACTTTTAGATTATTATAAAGATGAGTTAATAAAAATTAAAGCAGAGGGTAAACCTAAAGAAGAAATAGCACAGACTATTATGGATAAAACAAAATGAAGAAGACATTAGATTCAGTAAGACAATATATCAACGAAGGTGTTTATGATCCTGGTATATTTAAAGCATTCTTTTTAGCAGGTGGTCCTGGTTCAGGAAAATCTTTTGTAACTGCTAGTGCCTTTGCTGGTACAGGATTAAAACTTGTTAATTCAGATGTTAAGTTTGAAAGAGATTTAAGAAAAATGGGTATGTCTATGAAAATGCCTGACCAAGAAGCATACTTTAGAGATATAATAAGATCAGACGCAAAGAAATTTGTTGGAAGACAATTAGATTCTTATCTTAAAGGAAGATTAGGTGTAATTATTGATAGTACAGGAAGAGATTATGGAGTTATATCCAGACAAGTTAATATGTTAAAACATATAGGGTATGATTGTTATATGGTATATGTAAATACAAGTTTAAATGTTGCGTTAGAAAGAAATAAAAGTAGAGAAAGAAGTATACCAGAATATATTACAAAGAAAAGTTGGCAAAAAGTACAATTAAATATGGGTGCGTTTCAAAGAGTATTTGGTCCTTCTAAAATGTTAATTGTAGATAATAGTAGAGATGAAAAAGAATTAGTTACAAAAACTTTATCTACTGCTTCTCGTTTTATAAGAAGTAGATTAAGAACTAAACCAGAAAATCGTACAGCAATGGCGTGGATTAAAAGAGAACTAGAATTAAAGAAAAGAAAATGAGATTTAAAGAATACATAAAAACAATACCGATAAAAGAGGCAGTCATAGATATACCTAGACAGACATATGCTCCAGGTGTATTTGATGACCACGATACAAAAAATCCTAAATTGAAATCTGAAATTATTGGTATGATAATGAAACAATTTACGGAGTTTAAAAAAGAATATCCTGTAATAAAATATTCTTTAATCGGTTCTATTCTTACAAAGAGATATAGAAATGACGCAGACTTGGACATCAATGTGTTGTTTGATATACCTGGTAGTAAAGAGTTTAAAGAAGAAGAAAGATTAAGATTATCTAAATTGTTTTTATCTTCATCTAATCCAGATAACATACAAGGTAAATTAATACCTGGCACAAAACATCCTATTAATTATTTCTTTATAGCAACCAATGAAGTTTATGAAGATCAACAGAAAAAAGCAGACGCAAGTTTTGATATAGGTAAAAATAAATTTATTAAACGACCTGAAGATTTTACTTTTGATCCTGCTGTATATGTTAGAGATTTTGAAAGAAAAGTACAAGAGATAGATGTAATCAAAGGTGAATTAAAAAGAGATATAATAGACTATAATGAACTACAAGGGTTAACTCCAAATGATGTTTTAGATTTACAAGATAAGATTAAAGATAAACTAGATGAAATAGAATATGGCATAGAACTAATAATAAAAGTAGGCGATAAGGTAGACGCAGAAAGAAGAAAGGCGTTTGATACAGATATGTCGCCTGAAGAAATAAGACAATACGGCATTAAGAATAGATTACCTAAAGCAGTTATCTATAAGATGTTAGAAAAATATCACTACATTAAATTTTATAAAAAATGTAAAAAGATATTAGATGACGGCGTTGTAACTGATAAAGAGATAGATAGTTTAAAATCAGAAGCAGTTAGAAGAAGACCAAGAAAAACAATTGCATTTACTTTTGGTAGATTTAATCCACCAACGGTAGGGCACCAAAAATTAATACAAAAAGTTGCTAGTGTTAGAGCAAATACTTTTAAAATATTTTTAAGTAGAAGTAATGATCCTAGAAAGAATCCATTATCTCCTAGAACAAAATTAGCACATATGAAAGCAATGTTTCCAAGATTTGCTAGAAACATTGAAATCAATTCAACTAATATGATTTTAGATATTGCAAGTAAATTATACAGACAAGGATATACTGAAATCTTTATGGTCGTAGGTAGTGATAGAGTAAGAGAATTTGAAACAATACTAAACAAATATAATGATGTTAAGAGTAGGCACGGACATTATAATTTTGATAACATAAATGTGTTATCAGCAGGTGAAAGAGATCCAGACGCAGAAGGAGTATCAGGTATGTCAGCAAGTAAGATGAGGAATGCTGCTAGTAATGATGATCTTTCAACTTTCAAAAAAGGATTGCCTACAGGATATAGCAAAGCACAAGATTTATTTAAAGATGTAAGAAAAGGAATGAGATTAGTAGCAAGTATGGAATATGATACTAACTACAAGTCAATTAAATCTTTACAAGAATTTGAACAGAATCAAATAAGAGACCTTTATATTAGAGAAATGATTTTTAATATAGGAGATAAGGTCAATCACATAAAAGAAGACATAGATGGAAAAGTGATTAGAAAAGGTACAAATTATATTGTACTAGAAGATAACAACAATAATTTACACAAGGCGTGGATATGGGATTGTTTACCTATATCTGCCGATAGAGAGGCACAAGTGAGAGAATACAATTTAGACATAGATTATGGTTTTGAAGCCGTATCAGAAAAAAGAGAAGAAGAATCTGATAAAGTAAAAGAATCATACGATATTGGGCACGATTATGCTCAACATACAATAAAAGTAACCCCAGGACAAGACGGATATGACCCAAATTATGAGGGTGGATCATATAAACCAGCAGTAGATGGTACTTCTGGAGAAAAAGTAGTAGAAAGACCAATAAGTACAGACATTTCTGTAAAAGATATAAATGATTGGTCAACTTCAAGTGAAACAATAGATAAATATAAGGAAAGATACAAGGAAGAATGGCAGAAAAAGTTATCTGAAGTTGTATCTAAAATGATAAAGAATTTATAATGGATAAAGAACTTGATAAGTTTTTGGACGATCTAGCAAACAACACACCAAACGCTGAGCAGTTTGATGAACAAAAAGAAGAAGATGAAAAAGACACTAAAAGAAGTTAGAAATAGTTTTTTAAAAGAAGCAGTTGCTTCTGAATCTGATTTACAATATATCAGAGCAAAGACTCATCATAATAACCATTTTGAAGCAAGAATATATGTTGCCTCAAAAATATTAAAAGATAGAAAATTAGCAAAGGCATATGAGTCATTAGCATTTGTACACGATAACTATGCTAGAGTTATTGGTAATGACGCAGTTACAATTAGACAAAGATTAGAGAAAATGTTAATGACACAATTAAAAAGTAAGATTAAAAATTGGGATAATGTTTATTCAGCATTATAATAAAAGATGACACATATAAGAACACTATTAGATCAGATGGCAGAAATTGATGAAGGCAGAATGAAAGATATTTTTACTGCTGACCAAGAAGGAAAATCTGCTAAAGAAATTGCTAAGAGATTAAAGTTACCATTAAGTACGGTTAAGAAAATTTTAGGTGAAGAAGTTGAACTACAAGAATTTTCAAGGTCACAATTAGATACTTTAGCAAAACAATATTCAGACCTTAAAGGCAAAACAATTTCAATAGATCAGGCAAACAAATTAAGAAAAATATTTAATAGAATACCTGACCATTTTTTAAATGATTTAAGAAAGAAACATATACCTTTCTTATCTGGTTTAGCATTATCTCGTATGATACGAAAAGGTATGCCAGTTAGAGAAGCATTTTCTGTACAAGTTACTAAAACAGATGGTGGTAAATTTATACACGGAACTTATAAATCTAAAGCAGAAGCAGAAAAATGGATTAAGTGGTACAAGACTGGTGATTTAAGAAAGACTAAAAAAATAGAAGTTGTTAAAGAAGATGTTTTGGAAGATGATGTTAATTGGGCAGGCAAATTAGAAGAAGATAAAGATGGTAAAGCATATGCAATAGGTATGGCAAAAGCAAAAGAAGTTATGAAAGATGAACCACCTTTAGAGAAGAAAACTATTACAAAGGCACACGATATTGCTAAGGCAATTAAGAGGGATGAAACAATAAGAATTAGACCTAAAAATGCTATTGGTGAAAAGAAATCACCATTTAGATTATCATATAGTAAACAAGGTACACACGCTGGTTTTGAAGACGCAGATACTTTATCTGATCTACAAAATAAGGCACAGAAATTAAGATCAAAAGGATTTACAATAGATAAAATGGGAAGAAATACATCACCTGTTAAAGAAGAAACTATTGTAGAATATACAGACAAACAAATCAAACAGGCGTATGGTATTCTAAATGATCCTAGATACAAAGGTGGTAACTATTCTGGTGCTGTTGCTGCTATTGAGAAACTTGCAAAAGGATTATCTAAACATAAAGATGTTGCTAACGCATTAAAAAGAGCAAATGAAAGTTATGTACATCCAGGTAAGGCAACTTTTGAAAGAATATATAGAGAAGTTTCAGACAAACTAAAACTGAAAGTTTTGGATAGAAAAATTAAAAGAGCGAAAGACAAATTTCATAAAGGATTAAGGAGACCATAATGGGAGAGAAATATTTAAAAACAAAAGATGGTAGTATTGAAGATGTTGTAAAACAAATGCAAAACAAAGTTTTAGAATCTGACTACCAAGATAAATTTAAGAAAGAACTAGACAACGCAGGCAAACCATTAGGTCATATGACTGGTATGGAGAAGAAAGAATTTTATTCTAAAGTTGATGGACAAGAGATTAAGGAAGAAAAAGAAATGAATGAAGCAAGATGGATGGTATCAGGCACTATGGGTTATAAAGGTATAGGTGGTGTTGATGGTTTTGAAATGGTTATCAATGCAAATAGTGAACAGGATGCTATTAGAAGAGCAGAAAAAGAATTAGATAGAGCAAGAAGTAGAAGATCAATCGGACCAGGTGGTGGTGGAAATTTAGAAGATGTTGATATAGAAGGTGCTGAAAGAACAAATGAACCTTTACAGAAACCATATAGTTATATGCTCAATCACAATGATCCATCTAAAGACAAAGAAGAAATTAAAGAAAGAGATGGCGCTAATACTTCAAGCAGAAAAGGTAGTGTTTGGAAGAAAGCAAAAAAATGGAGATTTGGTATGAAAGTTGGAGAACACGATCCATCTAAAGACAAAGAAGAAGTTAAAGAAGGATTTTTTGATACAAAAACTTTTGCACAAATGGTAGAAGATATTAAGAGTAAAAAGAAGTCTCCAGAAAAAACTGCTAAAGTAGAACCTACTTCTTCAAAAGATAGTAAAGAAGCACCAGGTAAAGACGCAGATCAATTAGAAAAACAATTAGTAGTTGCTCAAGGTCAAATCAATCTATTAAAACAAAAGATTGAGAACGAGAAAAACAAAGTTGTGAAACCAGAACCTAATAAAGAAACAGGTGAGGTTCCATTAACTATCGGTATTGCACATAAACTTCTTAAAGACAAAGACGAAAAGAAAAAAGAAGAAGTAAAAGAAACTCATATGGGTCAAACAGCAAAAGCAAATAGACATCAAAGAAGTGCTGGTGGAGAAAAAGAAGTAATTAAAACACCAAAGAATGAATGGAAAACTTTTGCAATGATGGCTGCTGAGATCAAAGAAGGTAAAGGTTCTAAAGAAGACAAGAAGAAAGAACAACAAGCAGACACAGACACTAGAGATCAAAAGAAAAAAACAATGACAGGTCAAGTTGCTACTTCACCTGAAATGAATCCAAGAGTAGATTACAAATACTAGAACTATGAAACCTCGTATCTATTGCGATATGGATGGTGTCCTTTGTGATTTTAAAACTGCTGCTGAGAAGGTAACTGGTATGCCAATTACAAAATGGCAGTATGCTAGTAAGACAGAAAAGTGGCAACCAATCAAAGACACCCCAAAATTTTGGCACTCTATGCCTTGGCAGGCAGGTGGCAGAATGCTATGGTCTTACATATCAAAGTATCAACCACACATATTATCAGCATATGTAGAAGAAAGTTTTGATCCTAATTGTATACCTGGTAAATCTTATTGGGCAAGAACTAAATTAGGTCTTTCTGCTGGTAGAATCAATCTAGTAACTAGAAGACAGAAACAATTATACGCAAAATCAGGTGGACAACCTGCAATATTAATAGACGATTACCCTAAAAACACTATGCAATTCACTGCTAGAGGGGGTATTGGTATACATCATACATCTTACGCAAACACTATCAGACAACTCAAAAAACTAGGTTTCTAGTATCTTTTCTTATAAATAGTATCATATACTAACAAATTGAGTACCTTAAACAATTAACAAAGGGAGAGAATACTATGTCAAGTTGGACAACAGCATCGTCAGCAGCAGGGGCGCCTTTATGGGCAGCAACTATGCTGAATGTAGCGCCTTCAAGCGCTAATAGAACTTCGTTGTACGAAAATGCTTCTGCAGGCACATTTATAAGTGGCGCTACGCACGGATTATTTAACTACAATGCTTCTGAAACGCAATCTGGAAAGGTTGCTCATTCAGGTTGGGTTCTAAAAACGACAGGTTCAGGTGGCAGAGCAGGTAGAGTATCTTATACTACTCTAGTTTGCCTAACATCTAACGCATAATAAAATAACTTATAGGGGCGCTTCGGCGCCCTTATATATACTATATGAACAAAGTGGTCTAGGTATATGCCTAGAATAGCATTCCCCATAAGGGGTTAATAGGAGAATAAAAATGGCAGATAAGAAAATAACGGCGTTGACCGATTTAGGTGACGCATTAGCAAGTGTGGATTTGTTCCACATCATAGACGATCCATCAGGAACACCAATCAATAAAAAAGTTACAGCAGAAGATGTATTTAATAATATACCTTCTTACCTAGGATTAAAAGATACATTTCAAACAATATTAGGAGATGGATC